TGCAATCGTTACAAAATCTATTACATTAGATTTATCTTTTATTTTTATTACTACTCTGTTAGATTTATTTTTTGTTTTTGTAGGCTTACTATGTATACTATAAATGTCATTAGTATCGTGTAGGAATTGTGGTCCCATCTCTGTATACCCATATTGAACCCCATTTAATAATGCAAATATTGTAGATTGAAAAAGTTTGAACTGATTATCCGTAAGCTTCTCTGCTGCTATTACACACAGCTTAGTTAAATCAGTTATACCATCCCTTTTCTTTGCCATTAATATAATCCCACGCTATTTTAAATAACATTGTTTGTTCTGATTCTGACCTTAATCCGTGAGTCGTGGTTCCTGATCCGTTGCAGTGGATACAAGCAGCTACAATTTTAGAGTGTTTAGCAATTATGAAACCATTACCTAAACATTCTCTGCATTGCTTGTAATTACAACTATTATCACTCATATAAAAAATTTTTTATTAACGCAAGTATTAATTGTAATGATTAAAAGTCATGGGATCAATGCTATGGGTAATTAACCCACGACATTATTTTTTTAAATGTTCGACTGGGCTGCCTTTATAAAAAGGACCTTCTGCCATTAATTTTAATTGTTCGTTTTTTAATTTTTGCATTTTCTGCATTAAAGGAATCCACAAATCTTTATTTTTTCTAAACTTTTTCATCCATAACCAATTACCAAAGTTTAGATAGAATCTATTATTCCAATCCTTGTTTTCCCAGTTATCGATTCTTTCAATATCGTATTGAGTCCATA